AAGTGATTGAGCGCTAGGCAGGTTGTTAGATCTGAGGAACCGCTTATCAGCGATTTCGAACACCTGCTCTTCGACTTCGAAACCAGCGTCCAACTCGACCAGCTTCCTAACAAGAGGGTGGTCGCTTAGAAGGAAAGAGCTGGGTACTGGGCCAGTGGGGATCATGTCCTCAAACTGCTCAATCTGTTCCCGGCTCATCTGGTATCTGTTTGTCCAGAAGTCCCAATTGACTTCGTGTGATGCGGTCCAATCCGCTGATGAATGGTATTTGAGGTCATGCAACTCCTTGCCTTTTGCAGAAGAGTGCGCCGCAATAAGTCGCTTCTCGTTGGAGATGATGCGACGCAGTACGGGCAGGCTGTTCCAACAGTTGGAATTGGCGAGCAGGGTGTCTGCCCACCACGTCAACAGTTTCTTCTGGCCGTACTGGTGCTTGCACCAAGAGCTCTTGAGCCAAGCCCTACCGGGCTTGGGGAGAAGCAGATAGTTTGAAACGCCGAACTTTGTCAGAAAAGGGGCGCAAGGCACCCAGAGACACGAGTAGAACTCCGACTGCTCGTCTGAGAACTCGTTCTTCAGGCCTACGCGCTCACGCAAGTTCTTTAAGATCAGCCTGAAAGCCTTGGCGGCGGAGGCGTTGATCAGGACTAGGGTGTCGTCGCCTCCGATAATAAACCAGAGACGGAATTTTCCCACGCCTAATTCCAACTCCAACAAACGAGCGACACAGCGCCAGAAGCGCTGCTGCGTGCGCGTGTTGAACGACGTAGTGACGTCGTCGCCCGTGCGTCGCCTGCCTTTGTAGGTGGCGACGACGAACTCGCTCCTCAGCTTGGTGACGGACATGTCCGCCAGCATAGCCTTGCGAGCTGGGTCGTCTTTCGCGAGTCCAAAGGCGTCACACATGACGTTGGTTTGTTGGTTATTCATCCACTCTTGCACGGTTCCATCAAAGCGGCTCGCATCCAGAGGATACTCCTCGACGTCTTCACCATAGCCTGAGACCCAGTCCCTGCCTTGCGTGTAGAATGCGCCGAGTTCCTCACCGGTGTAGCCAACGGCGTACACACACCTGCTGCTGTGCAAGAGTGTGTTCTCACCACCTTGGTAAAACTCGCTGTTCCACCTATTCCAGACAACCGCGTAAGGGCCCCAGAGGGCACTCACGGTTGAATCGCAAGAGGTGACCCAACGCGGGTCCTTGTCACCAATGGTGGCGTGTGGCTGAGCCCAAGGGCAAGGATCAGGCGACATATGGCCGGAAGTGAGCTCTTTCTTGACAAAACCGTCCCTAACGGTGTTGATTTTGCGCTGAATAGCTCCGTCTTTCTTGCGGTCCTTCTTGTTACCCGTGTACTGTTCCATCCAAGCGATCTCGTCCGGTTTTAGCGGTACGGGAGGTTGCGGCTCGGGGTCAGTTTCCATCCATCGCCTAGAAGGCTGATTAGCTTTATAAGGCGTTTCGACACGTGCTTTAAAAGCTCTCACGGCCGTGCGCTGGCAAGTGTGGTACACGACAGCTTGAGCAGGGAGTCCAGGGCCAATGGGAGTGGCCCCAAAAGTGGGACCTTTCTCGCAAATGACTGAACCAGCTGTGGGGTCGTTGTAGCAACTCGTCAACATGGCGCAACGGAAGGCGAAGGGGGCCGGAACACGCTTCGTCAACAAGGTCAGCAAAGACCCCGGGCCAGCGCGGCGGCTGAGGAGGAAAAGTGCTGTAGCGGTCAGGGCAGCGCCCAACTTGTTGGCTCGAGCCCTGCATGCGCTCAGGAACGTCCCCGCTATCAGCTGGAGGCGGTCCCGGATGTCAGAGCGTCGACGCCAAGCGAGGAAGCTGAGCATGCAGACGAGGACAGTTAGGAAAGCTTTGAAAGCCAAGATGACCTGCTCACGCGAAGGCAAGGGGTCGTCAAGCTGCTGCGCTACGAGGGCCTCACGGATCCGAGTTCCGGACCAGGACGTCCCAGCGAACCAAGAGACAGCGGATACTTTCAAGCGGCCGAGCCAAGAGAAACCAGCCACTTCAGCGGCTGCGTTGCTCACGTTGGCGGCACGGATCGAATGCTCTCGAGCCAAAGCAGTTACATACTGCGCGTGCTTCTCAGCACTCAAGTCGACGTCTCTGAGAGAACGTGCGGCTTGATAAGCGAGGTCTCGCGTCGTAGTGGGTCCTATCGCTTTAGCAGCTAACATCGTGGCGTGCTGCCTGGCTAGCACCTGGAGAGGATCTTCGACGGGTGCTGC